CAATTAGATATGTTTAACAATGAATGTGAGGGTATGTGTGGAGTTTAATATGAAAAAATATAACAAGATAAAAGAAAAAATAAATAATCTAGAAGAAATTAATTTTACTGCTAAAGAGTTTCATTTAATTTTTGAGATGGCAGGATTTGATTTATTAAGTAATTCAGAAATGCGATCTTTAATATTAGCTTTTTGTGAAAAATTAAATCCAGAATTATCGACAAGAGAATATGATAAAATTAAATCCCATCATCCAGATTTATAAACTTACTAGGTGCATTATATGTATTATTTATTGACAATGTTTGTTTCAACAACTAAAAAGGATTAAATGCTTAAAACAATAGGGAAAGAGTGGACAAAGAAAGAAGATGGGGGTTGCTTTACAGCTGACCATATGAGTCCAAGCCAATTAAATAAAAGTTTAGATTTGTGGTTTAATGATTATGTAGTTTTAACTGCTGAACAAAGAAAGTCATTATTCGGCAATTTAAACATGGACATAGGAGCAATTGTAGGTCAGGCAGTTCAAGATATGGTTGTCCATAATTTAACACTAGAAGAAGTAATGAAAGGGAAAAAATAATGACAGATCAAATAATGATGGAACTAGCTAAAATGCAAAGTAAAATTAGAGGTTATGAGCTAGATCAAAAAAAATATGTAGAACAATTACATGAAAGAGATAGGGAAATAAACGAACTTAATAAAAAGATTGGTTCATTAGAAATGAAAGACAATATGATTGCTAAGAATCAAAGTTATTTAGAGTTAAAAGCTTTAAAGGATAGAGAACAAATAAAAGAAAACAATAAACTAAAGGAAGGAAACAATGACCAAGCAAAAAGTAAGCCAGGAAGAAGCACAACTAAGTAAAATTGCCGAAGATAAAAGTAAAGGATCTTTTAAAGAAAAAAGAGCTTTATGTATTGCATCACTAGATACTAATGTTGAAAAATTAGACTTTAAAGGAAAGAGTTATTTAACAGTAGCTAAAAGACATAACCATTTATTAAAGTTTTTTCCAGAATCTAAAATTGATGAGCAAATAATTTATCAAGATGATAAAAAAGTTATTGCTAAGACTACCTTATATATTGGAGATACTCCTTATAGCGTAGGTCATGCAGAAGAAATAAGGGATGCAAACTTTATTAATAAAACAAGTGCCTTAGAAAATGCGGCTACTTCAGCTTTAGGAAGATGTCTAGCAACATTTGGATTACATGGTACAGAGTTTGCTAGTGCAGATGAGCTAGTTAATGCTGTAATCAATCAAGGTGCAAGTACAAAAAATTCAATTAAGGATTCAATTAAAAAGCAAACAACTGAAACTAAGTTGACCGCTTTATATTCTGATTGGAAAAAAGAAAATGATTTAATAGAAAAATCTTTTGAATCTCAACAACAAATAATAAAAACTAACGGAGGACAAAACAATGCCAATAAACAACAGCAACAATGGTAGTGGTAAGCAAAAAGATTGGGTATTATTCCCATTTGATGCCACCAATGAAAAATCCATTAAACTAGATTTCTCAGGAAACATTAATTTAGATAATGGTAACAAAGGAACAATCTTAGGTGTTAAAGGATCGTCAAGAGATGGTAATACTAAGTTTGTTAAAATATTTGCACAAGTAGGAGTTCTTTTTAAAGGTGATGATAAATTTACTGGAGATATGAATTATCCTGAAGCTGGTGGACATAAAGGTCTAATTGGTTGGGTTAATGAATCTGGTAATATTTTGTCTGGTTATAAGAATGAGCCTAGACCAAAACAAGATTCACCAAAAAAAGAAACACCAATCCAACCTAAAGCAGAAAGTAAAGAAATTCTATTTTAATTAGTGAAATTTATTTTTCTGTTTATGTTTTTTGTAAATGGGACTATTGAAAAAATTACAGTTCCTTTTGATAGTTCCTTTACAGATTGCCAAACAAGATTAGAAATGATTACAACAATAGATTACTTACCAATAGGTGTTAGATACAAAGGAAAACAAGTAGCTGCTTATTGGTGTACAGATACAGAAGGGAATTATGTCAGATAATATAAAGTTTATAAATAATTTAGAAAAGTTACTACATGAAAAGCAAGGTGATTATGGTCATTTTGACCACACAAGTTTTGCTATGGCAGGAATGATTGAGAAATATTTAACAATTTATAACAATAAAGAAGTTAAAGTACCTTTGAAATTTTTTGGTTTGTTTATGATTTTTCTTAAATCTTGGAGAATTATGCAATCAAAAGAATATAAAAAAGATAGCTTTGATGACATTAATGGTTATACAGAATTATTAAGGAGGTTAGTAGTAGATGAAAATAAAGCAAAGAGGTCTTAGACCAATGACTCCAAAAATGTTGAAGCTATTGCAATTCATTAAGAATTATAGTACAAAATATGGATATATGCCTACCTTTTTAGAAATGGCTAGTGAGATGGGATATAAAAGTAAAAATTCAGTTAGTGTTTTAATTGATAAATTAGAAGAACGACAAGAATTAAAAAGAGATTATGCTGGTTACAGTAGAAATGTTGTTTTAAATGGTTAGAGTTTTGAAGAAATCTAGTTTGGAATTAATGGCAGATATTGAAGAATTTTTTGATGGTGCAACAGTTGAAGAAGCAACTGAAAAAGCTCACAATCAAAAGATGCCTGGTGAACTTGCAAAAATAAATATCACCGACAATAAGTTCATAAAGGCTACTATTAAAATGGTTGGTGAGGAGTATGATGACAGATCCAAAAAAAATATTGGAACTGAAAAGGCAACAAGATGAAGAAGCTAGAAAGATGAATAAATTTAAAATCTTTGTAGAAAAGAAGAAAAATCTTATTGCTGAGCTTAGTTCTAGAATTTTAGAAGAAGAAGATAAAAGACCTTTTAGAGTTAGTTCATAAGGGTTTTTTATATTTAAACTAAAAGTTGTATAAACTTTGTAAGGATTTTATACTCTAAATTAAAGGAAAGGAAGAAAATGACACAAGAAAAACTAAATGCGTTTAAGAGGGATATTGAGTTCTATAAGGGAATAGGAATAAAAATTAAAGAAGCTAGGCAAACAAATGTTAATCAATTTACTGGAAAGTATTTTTTAATAACACAAACAAAAGTTGCCAAAGCAATAGGCACTACATTCCAAACAATTCAGAAATATGAAAAAGGAGCTAATCGTATTCCATTATCTCAGTTAGTTAAAATTGGAAACTATCTAAAAAAACCTTTAAGTTATTTTGGAGTAGAGTCTAATGTAGAGGAGCAAAAATAATGTTTGTTCCTGTAAAAGATAAGCTAGATAAATTAGTTGCATTAACAACTGATGAACAAGAAAAATTAAGCTACTTTAAAAGTATTACACCTTTAATGATTTCTAATTGTCATAAGGCTCACCAAACTATTCCTGGTTATGATAAGTGTAAGCCAGAGGTAGAAGCTTTTAAATGGTTTGATGGTATTAATATTCCTGTTCATGATTACATAGATTTAAAAGGAGATAATCTTATTATTGAAGATAAATGTAAGATGCCTAGAAGGGGGATTGTCAAAAAGGATGGTACTAGATCTTGGTTTCCTGGAAAGCTACCAGTTGATAAACCTTCTCCATATAACTTATTACAAGTTGATTTCTATTGGTCTGTATTTCAAGTACCAGTTTATCTTTGTTATGTTAATGAGGTAGAATTTAAAGTCTTTCATGCTGGAAATTGTGATGAACTAAAGCCTGAGAATATTAAGAAAAGAATACCTAGAATTATTCAAAGAGCTAAGGTTAGACAAAACTTAATGAAGATAAGTAATGATCCTAATGTTCTTAAAGATTATATTCAACCAGACTTTACACATATGTTTTGGAACAATGATGCAGATGAAAGTTATCTACAAAATGCTAAGAAGTTTTGGGGATATTAATTACCAATCAAAATTAGTTTTAGGTTTAAGATCATCTTTCTTCATACATAGATAATGAGCTTTAGTGTGATTAGCAAAAGCTACAAAAGAATCTGTACTAATCATATCTGATTTACAGTATCTACACTTACCAACATCAGCTATTTTTTCTTTTCTTACCCAAGTTTTAGACATACAAATTTTGTTACCCCACCATCATACCCAGTTGACTAGCAACTACACCTTACAGCAATT